AGTCCTAAATCCTCTATTTTTGGCGGAAACAAGCGAACTGGCGGCAACTGGCCGTGCTCAGCCAAGATTGGAAACGACCACGCACAGTGACGGGCTATCGTTCGCTGCAGACATTGGGGACTTCTCAGAGAAGGTTCTTGGCGTGGCTTTACAGCCTTGGCAACTTCGAGTACTGCACGGTCAAACAGAATTAGACCCAGCCGGCAACTTTGTTAACCGTGTATCGCTGGTGAGCGTTGCGCGACAGAACGGCAAGACCACAGCCATGGCTGCACTTATTGGCTGGTGGCTTTGTACCCAAGGCGGGAACCGCGGTAGACCCCAAACGGTCATAACTTGCAGCCACCAACTTGACTTATCCACAGCACTGTTTAAGTACCTTGCGCCAATTCTTGGTGCCAAATTCAATGCCAAGATTTCGTGGTCGTACGGACGCATGAATTTAGAAATGCCAGACGGCAGCACATGGCTAGTCAGAGCTGCGACCCCCCAAGCCGGCCACGGGTACAGCGCAGACCTCATTTGTGTTGACGAAGTGTGGAGCGTTTCCGAGGCCGCCATTGACGAGGGACTTTTGCCGTCTCAGCGCGCTCGACGTAACCCGCTTATGTCTATGTGGTCTACAGCTGGTACCCCAGAGTCAAAAGCCATGTTGCGTTGGCGCGAGCAAGGCATACGCGCAATAGATGCTGGCGAACACGGCCCGTTGTATTTTGCCGAATTCAGCCCCCCCAGCAACATTGACCCAATGAGCCCAGAGGCTTGGGAATATGCAAACCCTGCACTTGGCTACACACTTGACATGTCGGTTATTAAGGCTGAAGCCAAAGCACCAAACCGCAACGCCTTTTTGCGCGGCTCGGTCAACACTTGGACTAGCTCACACTCAGGCTGGTTAGAAAACGGACTATGGGAAGCCTGCCTATTTACTGGCGAAGTCCCAGCCGGCGGCGTCCTCGCTATCGAGCAGTCCATAGATGAAGCCCGGTACGTTGGCGTGCGCGCCGTACGAGTAGAAAACAAGACAGTAATAACCACCGCTTTTGACGTAGACAACATGGCCGAAATGTGGGCATGTGTCGAGCGCGAAGTAGAACGCAACTCGCAGCTGCGCATAGCAATAACCCCAGTCTTGGAAACTCACTGCCCGCCCAAGCATGAACGCCGACGCACCATCGTTGGCTACCGCGAGTTGCTTAAATGGACGTTGGCCGTGCGGTCGCTCATTGTTGAAAACCGCATAGGTCAGACTGGCGAAAAACTATTAGCCGAGCATGTCGAGCGCGCCGTCATGATTAAACACCAAGGCAGTGTGGCTCTCAGCTCTACCCGTTCGCCTGGTCCCATTGAGTTAGCGCGCTGCATGGTATGGGCAGCCGCTCTAGAGTCCCGACCAAGTTCTGCCGGCAAGCCTTTACTAGTTATCTCTAAGTAGTACACTCAAAGTCGGACGGCCTCGCATTTCGTCGGGATTTGCGAGGTTATCCACAACTCGCGCACAAAAGAATGGCACAATATCCACATGGCACTATTTGGCAAGGTCACTAAAGCAGCAATTAGCGCGCCAGTAGGTAAGGCCGCGGCGGCTGGCACCGGGTACGGAAGCCTTTATAGCCCGTCTGCAAACAACGGCGGCGCGGCCATGGTAGGCGTTTATTACAACTACACCGAAGGCGAAGCCCGCAACGCAGCTATGAGCGTCCCGACTATTAGCCGCGCTCGAGACCTCATTGCATCTGTTATTGGCTGTATGCCATTGCGTATGTATACCGAAATGTGGAACGGCAGCGAAATGGAAAAAATGCCGTTAGCGCCACGCACTTGGCTGCGCAAAATTGACCCGTCAGTACCAAATAACTTTTTGCTTAGTTGGCTTTTTGATGACCTTTTCTTTTACGGACGCGGCTTTCTCTATGTGACTTCTAGAACTGCTGACGGCTACCCTGCCTCGTTTACGCGTTTGCCTGCCTCGATGGTTCAGACTTTAGACCAATCTGGCCCTGTCTATTTTGCACCGTCTAAGCAGATAATTTTTAGCGGCGGCGAACTAAACCCAGACGACGTAATTCAATTCTTGTCACCAATTCAAGGCATTACTTCTATGTCTCAACAAAGTGTGGCCACAGCGCTAAAACTTGAGGCCGCGCGCTACCGCAACGCGTCAAGCGCTATCCCTGCTGGCGTTCTTAAGCAAACTGGTGGCGAGCCTTTATCGGCTTCAGAGTTGGCAGACCTTGCAGCTGCGTTTAATGCTGCGCGCGCAACTAATCAAACTGCGGCCCTTAACGAATATTTGTCATACACAGAAACGGCGACAACGCCGGACAAGATGCTTCTTATTGACTCTGCCGAGTTTCAAGCCATGGAAATGGCGCGACTTTGTAACGTACCGCCTTACCTTGTTGGCGTCTCAGTTGGTTCGTATTCTTACCAGTCGAGCACTGAAAGCCGGGCAGACTTGTGGACATTTGGGGCACGCGCCTATGCAGACTGCATTGCAGCCACCCTGTCACAAAATAACGTTTTGCCAAACGGGACTTATGTAGAGTTTGACGTCGAGGGCTACCTAATGGGCGACTACAGCGAAAACAACGACATGGCACAGCCATACCGAGAGGAAGTAAACTCATGATGAGATTAAACGCGCAGGCCGTAAGCATTGACGCCGCAGCTGGGGAAACTGGCCGCCGCGAGATAAGCGGTATTGCGGTACCTTATGACGTACCGGCTGTAGTCGCTGACGGCACTTCAGTAATTTTTAAGGCTGGCAGCTTGCCAGTAGACGGCAAAAACCCTCGCCTTTACATGAACCACGACTCGACTAACGCCATTGGCATTGTGACCGACCGTGTAGACACACCAGAGGGCATGTTATTTACAGCCAAAATAAGCAAAACTCAGGCTGGCGACGAGGCCCTAATCTTGGCTATGGACGGCGTGCTTGACTCTGTAAGCGTTGGCGTTAACCCAACCAAGTTTACTACCGCCTCGGACGGCACAATAACTGTTACCGCTGCAGACTGGTTAGAACTCTCAATGGTGCCGGTACCCGCATTTGCTGGCGCAGTTATCACAGACATTGCAGCAAGTATCCACCAAGAACCCGAAAATAATGTTATAGACTTATCCACAGACGAACCTTTAGTAGAGGAAGTAACCGAAATGTCAGAACCAGTAGCACCAGCAGTCGAGGCAACAATCCCGACCGCGCCACTTTTTGCACAAGCAAAACGCCAATTTGTTATGCCAACTGCAGCCGAATACATGGCAGCAATGCACGCTGGCGGCGACACATTCCACAACGTTAACGCTGCATACAAAGAGGCTGTCCGTTCACAGCAGACAGCATTGCAAGCAGCTGCAGGCGACGTACTCACCACTGACACGCCGGGCCTTTTGCCAGTGCCAGTGCTTGGGCCAGTCTTTCAAGACCTTAACTTTGTGCGACCAGTAGTTACCGCTTTTGGTGCTCGCTCAATGCCAAACACACCAAGCAAAACCTTCATTCGCCCAACCATTACTACGCACACCAGCGCAGCAACACAAACTGAAGGTTCAGCAGTAAGCGCAACCACAATGGTTATTGCTTCCAACACAGTTACCAAAACAACTGTTGCTGGCCAAGTAACGCTCACCATGCAAGACATGGACTTCACAGACCCGGCTTCAATGAACATCATCTTGAACGACCTTTCTGGCGAGTATCTCATTAAAACTGACGACATTGCGGCTGATGCTTTAGTATCTGGCAAAACTGCTTCAGGCTCGACATGGACTGTCACCGCTGGCGACCCAACCTCGCTTATCAACTCGTTGTATGACGCAGCGCGCGAAATTGCAGAGGACAGCAACTACTTCCCAACACACTTGTGTGTTTCACCAGATGTCTGGGAAAAACTTGGCGCTCAGCTTGACAGCAACAAACGACCAGTTTTGGGCTACACCACAAACGGCGTATTGGGACAGAACAGCCTTGGTCGCGTAGGCGGTCTTGGTTATAACTCAATGGACGTAATGGGCTTGCAGCTCGTAGTTGACAACAACTTCGCCAGTGGCACCATGCTTGTGGTTTACGCACCGGGCTTTGAGATTTACGAAGCACAGCAAGGCGTTCTCAGCATTGCAAACCCATCTACCTTGTCTCGCACATTCAGCTACTACGGTTACTTCTCAACCTTTGTGGCTAAGTCGAGTTTCATTCAAGGTATCGTAGTCGCCTAATAAGAAAGGCGGCTACGGCCATGGCTGCATTTACTACAGCTACAAAACAACTGTTAAACAACTACGCGTGCATTAGCACGCTAGAACCCACAGAAATTGCGCTAGGACAAAACGTTATTGTCTCTGGTTTAGCCGCGCCGTTTGCTGGCACGCATAAAGTATTGGACTTGCCGCAATACAAGTTCACTGGCATAGACAGCACCACTGGTGAGTTTTTGTTTGACGAAAACGACCCGGTGCCTAATCAGTTGCTTTACGCATGCACCGGTAACAGTGTCGAGTTCGTTGTTGATTTCTCAGGCACAGTTACATATACCCAGACATGCTCTTGGGTGACAGCTGGGCAAATTGAGGACTGGCTCGGTATCGGCACAGCTACGGCAGCCGATACAACTTTCCTAACCCAATGCGCGTCAGCTTCGAATTTATTTTGCTATCGCCGAAGGCAAGAGGCCGGCTACCACGATGCCTTGGCTACTAGCCCTAGCGGTGACGTCACGCTCGGAACCATTATGTACGGCGGCATGCTGTACCGCCAACGCGGCAGCATCGACTCGTTTGCCAGTTTTGGCGACGGCGGTGCAGTATCCGTTACTGGGCTCTCAGGCGTGATTAAACAACTGCTTGGCATAGACAGACCGCAAGTGGCCTAGCGTATGCCTGTCGCCTTTACAGACCTGTTTAACGAGGCCCTAGACGACCTCACGGCGACCCTGACCGCTGTATCTGGTCTACAAGTAGTAAACGACCCGCGCAACCTTGTACCGCCATGCGCCTTTATAGACGCGCCAACATTCGAGGCGTTTAACTACAACATTGTCAAAATGATTTTTCCGGTGCGCGTCATCACGCTGGGGCCTAACAACCTTGACGCGCAACGGTCACTACTAAACCTCGCCAGCAAGGTCTTGGCGGCTAATGTTGGGCTGACGGACGGCCGGCCAACTATCGCCATGATAGGCGGCGCAGACTATCCGGCATACGATTTAACCATTACAATGCAAGCACAGACAGCGTGAAAGGCTAACTATGTTTAAGATTTCAAGCGAACGTTTAGGCAAAATTGGCGATTTCTTTGACGCCGCAGCTGCAGAAAAAGACGGCGTAAACGTGTTAGCGCTTATCGCTGGCGGTTTCCTTGCTGAAACGTCCACCAAAACCGACCCAAAACCTGCTAAAACAGAACAAGAACCAAGCGAGGACTAAACACCATGGCAACTAGCACCTATCTTTCAAACCCAGTCGTAACCATCAACGCGGTAGACATGACCGACCAAGTATCAAGCGCCGTGTTCACACGCGTTGTCGAGGCTTTAGAGTCCACTGCTTTTGGTTCTACTTCACGCGTTTACACCAGCGGCCTTGCGAACAACACATTGACCGTAACTATGTACAACTCTTACGCAGTGAGCGAAACCTACGCCACACTCAAAGACCTTGTAGGTACGCAAGTGACCGTAAAAGTAAAGCCAAGCACCGGCAGCACCTCAGCAACAAACCCAGAACACACCCTCACCGGTGCATATCTTGAAACGTTGCCTTTAGTCAACGGTCAGCTTGGCGCGCTCGATGCAATCGACATCACTTTTACTGGTGGCGTTTACAGCGTCGCCACCGCATAATTAAACCCAAACCCGAAAGGTAGCCCGACATGCAATTACGGCTCAAAGTTCAACGCCAAAACGAAAATGCCTACGAGGTTGTCACTAGCCTTGCGGTCATTGTCGCATGGGAAAGGCGCTTTAAGCGTCGCGCCAGTGACCTGGGCGCAGGCGTAGGCATGGAAGATTTAGCGTTTATGGCATGGGACGCCAGCCAACGCGCAAACATTGTGGTACCCGCCACACTCGACGCATTTATCAACACCATTGAGCTGCTAGAAGTCGTAGACAGTGAGCCAGCAACTTTTACAGAGCCGGCACCGTCCGGCGACAACTAGCAGAACTGCTATTGCACACGGGCTGGTGGCCCCCAAGTGTAGACTTTGAGTTACCAGACCTCGCCACCGTCATAGACATACTCGAAAGGCAGCGCAAACAAAATGCCCACTAGCGCTAGTTATCAGGTCTATGGCATTCAAGAGGCGCTTGCTGAGATAAACAAAGTTGACCGCATTTTGCGCCGGCAGATAACTAAAGATATCCAAGCGGGCGCGGGCACTCGACTAGTTAACGCTGCACGTTCGTTTATCCCCACTAAAGACCCGTTGTCGGGCATGGTGCGCGGCAATATGATTAAAGGCCGCGACGGCACAGGTTGGTCACGCACCCGTGTTCTCGCTGGCATTCGTACCGTGGTAGGCAAACGTGGCCAGCGTGCGCGCACCGTAACGTTCTCTAACGGCCGTACAGCCGATTTTAAGGCGACACAATACCAGTTACTGGTTCTACAGCAACGTGACGCTGCGGGCGCTATCTGGGACCATGCAGGCATTCGACCAGACAGCAGTGGCCAGTTTGTTACTAACCTTTTGGCTGAGGGCGAGCACGTCGGGCCAGCAGCTGCGCCACGCGCACTGCAACCAGCCGCCGAAAGTGTGCTACCTGCCGTCGAGGACGAAGTAGGCAAGATAGTTGAACGCGTTATGACTATTGTTAACCGTAACCTTGTAACGACTAGGACGCGCTAAATGGCTATCAACATTCCAATTATTTCAAGCCTGAACACCAAGGGTTTTGACGCAGCCAAAAAAGAGTTTCAGAGCCTGCAGGGATTTGGCGCCAAGAGCGGGTTTCTACTCAAAAACGCCATGGTGCCCGCTGCTGGTGCAATCACCGCACTTGCTGGCGGTTTGGCTATGGCCGCCAAGGCCGCTATCGCAGATGAGCAGAGCACCAAACTTTTAGAAACACAGCTGCGCGCAACGCTCGGACCTAACCAGGCTCTTGCCGACAGCATCGCCGATTTTGTTGACCAGACACAGTTAGCAACTGGCGTAGCCGACGATGAGCTACGGCCAGCACTTGCCGGCTTGGTGCGTTTTACTGGTGATGCCACAAAGGCACAAGAGTTACTCACCTTAAGTATTGACGCCTCAAAAGCAACTGGTAAAGATTTAGCCCAAGTTTCTACCGCCATTGGCAAGGCATATGACGGCAACTTTACGGCACTAAAAAAGTTGGGCGTACCGCTTGATGAGAACATTATTAAAACGAAAGACTTTAAGGCTGCCCAAGAGGCACTAACTGCACAGTTTGGTGGCGCGGCAGCAGCCAACGCCAACACATACGCTGGCCGTTTAGCGATACTTAAAATACGTTTTGACGAAATGGTAGAAAGCATTGGTTACCGCGTGCTACCTATTCTCGGCAAAATGCTAGACGAGGTAGACAAGCTCATAACCATTATGGACGAGCGCGGTCTAGGCGGCGTCATAGGCGAACTAGGCAGCCGTCTACGCCGTTTTGTAGACCCAGCCCAAGCAGTACTCGACGTACTACAAAAGAACACAAAACAAACCGACGGCTTTGGCGCAAAACTCAAGCAAATTGGTTTTAACGTAGCCAACTTTGGCTCAAGCATTATCAACTTGGGTAGCGCAATTACAGGCAACAGTTTTCGCTTAGGCAAACTACAAACCGACCTCGACAAAACAAACGAGAGTTTGGCACTCGCTTATTCCAACACCCGCGCATGGTCAGAAACCTTGCTGCAACTTGACCAAGACCAGAAACGCGCCAACTACCAAAAAGCCGTAGACATTGAACAACAACGGCTAGCAAACCTTGAAATAGCCAAAAGCACCGCCAGCACTAAAAAGGCTTCAGAGGCCGCTAAACGCGCCGCAGAGGCAACAAGTAAACATGCTGAGTCAGTGCGCGCACTCAAAGAGGCATACGACAACGCAGTACAGACAGTTAAAGACAAGTTCAGCCCAGCGCTCATGCGCGCCAATGAACAACTCTCAAAAGCCACAGAGAACTACAACAACTTCTATAACGCGACCGCTGACGTCGTGCGCGGCATATTCAATGTTGGTGAAGCATGGACTACCGCAGCTGACAGCGAGGGCGCAAAGTCATTTTTTGGTGTACTCGATGAGCAAGCCACCAAGGCTGGCCAACTTGCCGCAGGCATAGAAAACCTTATCGCTGCCGGCTTAGACGACCCAGAACTACTCAAGTCAATTCTTGACTCTGGCGCAGACGTAGGCCTAGAGATAATCAAAGGATTACTTGCCGGCGGTAAAGCGTCCATAGACAAACTTGTGGGCATTTCAAGCACCATTAACGCAGCTGCCGACCGTATCGCCAAGTTGACGGCAGACAAGTGGTTCAAGTCAGGCGTTGACCAGGCACAGAAAATTGTTGAGGGCGTTAACAGCGTCATTGCGGACACCGAGTTTATGCTCAAGTTTGCGGTAGACCCTGAAAGCGTCGCGGCTATCGGCGCGCAACTCGACGCAAGTCTTGGCAATGTATTTAATGGCGGCGCGGCCCCAGCCCCAACTACTAACCCGTTTGGCCCGGTACTTGGCAGTATCAACGCAAGCCCCAACATGGGCGGCGGGCGCGTATCGGCTGCAAGCGTTGGCGCATCGAGCGTAACTATTAACGTCAATGGCGGCGACCCCAACGCAGTAGTAAGCGCGCTACGCACCTATATGCGTCAAAACGGCAGCGTGCCAATCAAGGTGAGCAACATTTACTAATGGCCGTAGTTAACTTCCAAGTCGAGTACGGCGCAACATACGCCACCATCTCAACCGTTGCCACAAACCTGCAAAACGTGCAGTTATCTTTTGGCCGGCAAAAACCATTAGACCAATACAACGCCGACACCGCAACCGTAACGATGCGCTACCCAAACGGATACGCCAGCCCAGTTGCATTATTTGTCACTGGCACATGGGTACGCATTAGCGCGCGACTTGACCCAGCACTCGCATTTGAGCAGCTTTGGGTAGGACGCATTGCAGACGTAGACGTGAATTACGGCATGCCATACGCCGGCAGCGTTGGGAATGCTGACTACGTAACCCTTATTTGCGAGGGCTATTTTGCCAACTTTGGGCGGCTCGACGGCAACGGCTATGCCATGCCAGCAGGCACCATTTCATACCAATGCGCGCAAGCCTTGGCACAAACAAGTCTTGACGTTTCACCGCTTTATACGGCTACTACACCGTTCCCAGCAACAACGATTAGCGGCACTTGGGGCGACTGGATAAACCGCGTAGTGCTCACGCTCAACGGCAAACTTTTAGACACCGGCACTGGCATAGCCATTACTAACGCTTATTACAAGTACACCAGCACCGTAGCGTTTTCTGACACCACCAACGATTTTGAGAACCACTGCTATGAGCAGCTCGCATTCAGCAGCCTTGCCGATAACTGGTACACCCAAGTGACGGTAGACCCAGAGTCATACGGCTCGGCGACCGTGCAAACTGGCAGCGCGCCATACAGAACCTATTTGGTGAACACGTTAAACAACTCGACAAGCCAAGCAACTGACTACGCCAACTATCTGCTTTCCACTTACAAAACGCAGTCTTTACGCATTTTTGCTATTACTTGCAACTTGAATGCCCAGATAGGCAACGCCCCATTTTTTGGGCAAACGTCACCAGGCGGCCAAGTGCGCGTCATTTTTCGCGGCACGACTTACCAATGCGTAGTTGAGGGCGGCTCATACTCTGCAACGCCTGGCAGCGCCACAGCCACGTTCTATTTGAGCGCGCAGGACTTAAACAACTATCTAACGCTCAATGATGCCGTTTATGGCAAACTAGATAACAACAAATTGGGGTACTAATGGCTATAAAAACTTTCACTACTGGCGAAGTGTTGACCGCTTCAGACACAAACACGTACCTAGCAAACAGCGGGCTTGTGTATGTTGCCGGTGGCCCATTGTCATTGACAGCGACTAATTTTGCAGGCTGCTTTACAAGTGAATACCGCGATTACCGTGTTGTCGTTGACTCGCTTGCTTGGAACGCTACTGGCGATTTGTACTATCAGTTTTTAACTGGAACTACCCCGTATACGAATGCAGACTATTTTTGGGCAATGCGCGGCTACAAGGTAACTGGTGTTGCTTTTGATAACGGTGCATCAATTCAAACTTATGGTTTCTTAGGTACAGGCAACGTTTTGGCAAATAACTTAGTTTGCGGTTCTTGTTCTTGGGATATTTGCGGGCCGCAACTTAGTCAGAGAACAATTTTAACCGGTCAAGGCGCTGGAGTGTCTACAGATTATTTTGGTTTGAGTGGAATGAACGCGCATAACGTCGTAGCCGCTTACACGGGAATACGTTTTTTAACAAATAGCGCAACAACTTTCACAGGTAACGTCAGTATTTACGGATACCGAAAGGCATAGACAATGAGCAACAGACCGCAACAAGTAACGCATTATGCAGACGGAACGCCTAGCGAAGTGCGCGACATGACAGACGAAGAAATAGCACAATTACCACCAACACCAGAGGACGGCGTAAGTGATTTGGCGGGCTAGTTTTGTGGCGCTTTTGTTTGCGTCAATCCTCGTAGCGTGCGGAGACCGTGAGCGCGTCAACTGCCCGCCACTAACCAAGAATAAAGCTCTGCGCGCCGCAACAACAATCACCGTAGACACCGCCAGCCTTGGCAGTACCCGAACAGTAGAAACTAAATGCCCGTAATACCACCACCACGCCGACCCGAACGCATGACCAGCGAGGAAATTAAAGCCCGCCTTATTTTCATTGTGGCTTGCGCGCTTTCTTTCACTTTTGTGTTTGCCACCATGTCTCTTATATACGGCCTGCTTTTTGTGACTCAGCCGCTCGACGTCAGTGACAACGATAAAAGCGCATGGGCGACCCTGCAGCCGTTACTACTTTTCTTGACAGGTAGCCTCGCTGGCCTTTTAAGTGCAAACGGTCTCAAGTCAAAAGAAAAAGGCAAAGACGATGAAAAGCACTAAATACACAGTCACCACCACCGCACAAATAGTGGTACCAGCCAAAAACTTTAACCGTGAGGTATACACCCACGTTATTGGCAATGCCATTGTTTACCTTGGCGACTCAACCGTGACCATTGCGACCGGCACATCAACCGAAAAACACACCACCCCATTTAGCGTTTTCGTCCCAGCTGGTGAAACCGTCTATGCAGTAGTCGAGTCAGCGACAGACGATTTGCGCGTACTGGACTGGTCAATCTGATGTACACCACCATGAAAATAAAAATGCCCAAAGACCTAGCCGGCCACAAAAACGGGCAACTACCAGACGAACTACTTGCACCAGTACCAGGCGGCAAACTACACAAGAGCGCGGTACGCAGCTACAAACACATGCTGAACGCTGCCAAAGCTGCCGGCGTAGAACTCAAACCCACCTCGAGCGTTGACACCTACAGGCCCTACAGCATTCAATACAACGCTTTCATGCAGCGCTACTCACCCAAACCTACAGATGACACCAGAGGCATTACCCGCACATTTGAGGGCGCGACTTGGTACCTCAAAAAGGGTATGGCACCGTGCGCGGCACCCGACCCCACAGGCGTTAAAGGCTCAAACCACGGCTGGGGCCTTGCAGTAGATTTCGCTAACTGTTCTGGCAAAAAATTTAACTGGCTTATAAAAAACGCCAACCGTTTTGGCTGGTACATCGGTACTGGCGACCCAAGCAAACCAGGCTTTGAGTCATGGCATTGGGAATACGTGCTAGGCAACGTGTGGGCGCCACCCGCTGAAACCGTTACACCATAAGGCTTACAGCCTAAAGACGCGCAAACACTCAATAAGCCCATTAGGGTTTTTACCTATCCCGACGAAAGGCAGAAACCATGAAACGACTACTTGGCGTACTCGCCACAGCTGCACTACTGGTGCCGGCAACACAAACACAAGCAGCGGTAGAACCCGACTGCAAGCTCTACACCGCTTTAGCCCTCGAGGTCGGCTGGCACAAACGAGAAATACCACGCCTCATGCAAATATGTAAACGCGAGTCAAAAGGCTTTGCGCGGGCATGGAACCAGCGCGACCCATACACAGGCTCATACGGCCTTATGCAAATAAACGGCAGCAACAAAGGCTTTCTACAAGACGCCGGCATTGTGCGTAAAGCCATGACCGAACTCTGGGCACCACGCAAAAACCTTAAAGCAGCGCTAGCCCTTTTTAAGCGCCACGGCTGGTTGCCATGGAAAGGTAACAGCGCGCCAAAGTAATGTGCTATGTTGCACCCGTTAGTTATTTTCAACCCGACTAGAAAAGAGACAACATGGTAAACCCGACTGACCATTTAGACCAAGCACTAGCAAACTTGTGGGCGAACACTCGACCCAAAGCAACAGACGTGCTAATACGTAACCTGCGCGCTCACGCTTACAGCTACGCAATGGACGACCCGAAACTGTGCGAGGACCTACGCCAAGCCATTGGCCGCCTCGAGCACCCGAGCAGCCTTGAGCCAAAACAACAGAGCATTATTGACCGTCTAGATGACATTGTGCAAGAACTGCACGACCTAGGCCACACTCAATTAGGTGGCGAAACTGACCAACTGCTCATCGCTATCGACAACGCATTGCGAGGTAAAAAGTGAGAACTATTGCAGGCATTTTTGCGTTTGTTGGCGTCATGTCAGTGTTCACGCTGGTGACATTGTGGGCTGCCGACTGGATACAGAACTATGACGAAAGCGGCAGGTACGAGTAATGGCTTTTGACCTTTCAGAATACGTAGACGTCAAGACCCGTCTTAAGCAGGCACTCGCGCTGTATCCGCAGCTGCGCATTGTCGAGCACCGCCCAGAGATAACTCAGGTGGGCGACCAGTTATTTATTGAATGCTCGGTCACCGTGAGTCGCGACCCTGACGACCCTATACCCGTGACCGCGTACATTTTTGAGCCGTACCCAGGCAAAACAACGTTTACGAAAAACAGTGAACAAGCCAATGGCGCGACGTCGGTTTTGGGCCGCGCTCTCGGGTACATGGGGTTAGGAATTGACAAGTCAATCGCCAGTAGCAACGAGGTTCTAGGCCGCCAGCAAGCCACCGAGGACGACGACCGCACCAAGGTAGTGAGCATTGCGCGACCAACACCAAAACTGGACGGCCCACGCTCTAAAGAAATTGGCAGCGCTCGACTAACAGCACGCGAACAAACAGAGGCAAGCCAAACCAGCAACAGCGGCGGCGCGACCGCTAATCAAATAAAAATGCTTACCCAAATGTGCGCTGAACGTGGGCTAGATTTTGACCCTGCAGCACCCATGACCTACTCAGAGGCTAAAGACATGTTCCTTGCCATAAAACCAATACCAAAGGTGAAGTGATGAGCAACTTAGACACAATGCCGGCTGAGCAAGCACTCTGGGCGTACTCGAGCATGCTGTACGACTCACGCGAACAATGCGAAAGCCTGAGGCGCGAACTGAACATAGTTATACGCCAATTCATGGACCTACAAGCTGATTACCAGCGCTTAGCGCGAGCAATAGAGCAGGCCGCCAATGCCGACAAATAGTTACACCGGCATGACCGAGGCCGCATTCTTAAAACAAGTGTGCGCGGTAGCGAAACTGCGCGGCTGGTTGATTTACCACGCCAAACCAGCACAAGTAGGCGAACGATGGGCCACCCATTTTCAAGGCGACGCCGGCTTCCCTGACTTAGTGATGAGCCACCCAACTGGCGGCCTAGTGTTCGCTGAGTTAAAGGCTGGACGCAACAAACAGTCCGACGCACAGCTGCGCTGGCAAAGATACCTGCTCGAAGCAGACTACGAGTGTTACTGCTGGTACCCAAAAGACCTAGACGCAGTTATTGCGCGACTGAGTGACATATGAGCCGCGCCTACGACATACCACAGCAGACATTTGAGCGCGACTTGGCTTATGGCGAAAAAGGCGAACGCGTCATAACAGAGTTTCTAGAGCAGATGAGCCAAGGCAGTTTTGAGGTCAAGACCGACCGCTACCGCAACGGCCGCATGGTGGTAGAAACCCAACAAAACCCACAAGGCTGGGTAGATGACCACGGCGACCGCATCTGGGTTGAGTCCGGCATAAACGTAACCACAGCCAAATGGTGGGTATACCAATATGCAACAGACGGCGCGTTCTACATGGTTTCAGTAGCGCGACTTAAACGCTTTCTTAAAGCCAACCGCCAGCAGTTCAATGAGCGCACAAAAACACAATTTGGTAAAGACACAGACAACCCAACACTTGGGTACCTATTGAACGTCAACCACGTTCTAGACCTACTCACAAACGAGGGATACGACGCATGAGCAAACTAACTGAAGCCGACCGGCAAGAGCTGCGCGCACTGTTCAGCCAACTTGCTGACATACAAGCTGACGCAATCATCGAGGAACTGGCAACACAGCCAGACGAATAGTCATGCGCGTACAACTGAATAATGCAGGCGGCTCAAAACTACTAAGCGTTGGGCCTTAAAAGACGGGACGCATGAGAACCCGAAAGCCAGCACCAAGGCCGCGTATGGATTTGCACTATGCCGGCATAACACACGGGAACGTGGGTAGAGCACCATGTCTATGAACTGGTGTGCAGCGTCTAAACGTCACAAATACGTATGGTGTCCGTCCTCAACTATGAAACAGCCGGCAGCCACAGCTACTTGCTGGAAATGTGGGGGGACGTAGTGCACAGACTCGACCACAAGCCAGACAACAAGCCACGCAGTGGCGCGTTAGCACAAGCGATAGCGCGTGAGAAAGAACCACCAACATGACAACAACACACAACGGTAAACAACGAGCCACCAGCGAGTTTAAGCGCAACAGAGCCAAACTACTGGCCGATGAACCAGCCTGCCACTGGTGCGGAATAGCGCGAGCAACAGAAGCAGACCACCTCATCGAGAGCGACGCCGGCGGAACAAACGACATCAACAACCTGGTGCCGGCCTGCAAGCCATGCAATGCGCGGCGCGGCCAAGCGTACCGCGTACGCAAAGAGCGCGAACAAAACGGCGTACTAGACATAAACACTCAGAGTGTTTTTTATAGGGAACAACGGAAGCC